CGTTAGTGCCGGTGGCGGATGCCGCGCCGTTAGTGCCGGTGGCGGATGCCGCGCCCTGATCGCCGGTGGCGGATGCCGCGCCCTGAGTGCCGGTGGCGGATGCCGCGCCCTGAGTGCCGGTGGCGGATGCCGCGCCGTTAGTGCCGGTGGCGGATGCCGCGCCCTGATAGCCGGTGGCGTGACCACCTTCTTCAACCGTTGCTCTATCAGTGACCCACTTCACGGCTTCCTTGACGAGATCAGACATTCCGATCTGTGCGCCGACCTTGAGTATTTCTGCGGCCGTCTTTTCGTTGTCATCGGTATGCATCGTGCCGGAAAGCTCGACGCGGTGATAAACGGAAAGACCAGGCGCATAATACTGGAAGACGGAAAGCGGATGCCCGGTAATGGCGTGGAAGCCACCTTCGCAGGCCTCGACCTTTCCTTCATGCTTTTCGGTGCGGCCGACTTCAAACTGATAGCCGCGGCATTTCAGGCCGGTGTCAAAGCCCTTGATTGCCGTTACGGTCTTGACGACTTCCGGCGTGATTTCTTTCTTCTTTGCCATAAGATTGCCCCTCGGAATTGGAATTTGTGTTATTTGGACGCGATGATGTCGGTCGACCGATATGGAGAAATTTCGGGAATGCGATACAACGGCATGCCTCGACGAGGACGGAGAGCCGGGACGACATCAGATGACTGCTCGGAAACGAAATCTGCCCATTCCAGAGCCGCATGCTTTCCATGTGTGGTGCGAACGTCTTCGATCTGCTTCGAGATTTCGGTGAACAGAAAGTCTTCGATGACAAAACCGCTGTTGATCCGGCTCGGGCGCTTCAACGTCTTCTCTCCGATATTGATGGACGCGACGTAGAAATAACTGTCGTCTTCACAGTCGCTCTCAAGTGTCGCCGTTCCCTGAATGAGGATGTCATCGCCATAGCCTGGAAGCTTCACTTCGAAGAAATCGTATTGAGCGGTGGTCATTGAACTTCCTCCATTTTCACAGCCGAGGCTTTAGCCATCCGCCGCATACGGGCCTGATCGCCAACCCACTGGTCTGAAGCTTGAGATTTCGTCATTCCTGAACCGGAACACACAAAGCAGCGAGCCGATCCAAAGCCATATGGAAACGGAACCCTTGTCAGGGTCTTTCCAGTTCCAGAGCAGAGATTGCATGTGGAGAGGGCTGCCATCACGAACCGGCCTTCAGAGCAGCAAGAACCTCATCAGCCGACACACAGATATGGTTTGCCATTAGAGCCATCAGCTCGGGCTCTTCGCCGTCATGTGTCCAGATGATCAAGCGCTTGCCGCGACCGGCGAACCAACCACCTTCAAGGTGAGCCGACCGACCGCAAGGCAGAAGGAGGACGCAGGTGTCAGCCCATTCCATGCCGCGGAAGTCATTCATGTAGCCGCGAGCAGCAATTGGATGAGTAGTCAGCAATTCGCGATATTTGGATGCCTTCCAACCCAGCCAGTCCGGATCAATCTCAGACCATGCGAAACCGGGGACACCGTTAGGCGGGTTTTTGAAGTCGTAAACTTCATGACCTGCTTGGCGAAGAGTTACGACTGCTTCGCTTTGCAGAACGTTTCGCCAACTAGATGCGAGATAAATTCTTGCCATCGGTCGTATCCTCTGTTCAGAGCATCCGTTTCGGGGGTGGGGTTAGGAGGTGGCTTTGAGGATCGCCGCTCGGGCCGTATCGCAAAGCTTGTGGGCGCCTTCATCTTCGTTAAGCCAGTCGACGAGTAGCTCGGCTACCCGGAGCAGATCAGGTGCTGCGGCAATCAGCTTGGCTCTGGCAAGATTGATTTCTGGCTTCACGATCTCAGGCATCTTTGCGATCGGAAATTCCATCTTGTCGGTATCGGGATAGATGCCGAGGAAATCGCCCTCGACTGACTGCGATACTTTCCATGGGCCCTGAATTACTTTCGTCATATACGTCATCCCTGCGTTCTGGTTTTACCGGGGTGGGTGGTGATCAGGAGGAGAGAGCGTTAGCCTTTGCAGCGATGCCCTTTGCCGAGTAGATTGCGTTGTTCGTGATCTTGCGCTGCCATGCACCGTTCTTCGGTGACCAGTTCCAGGCCGCGCCCTTCAATTCCGAGATAATTTCAGGAGAAGGCTTGCCGTCGAAAATGATCTGCAGGCGCTCAATATCGTGATTGGCGACGATGAGAACTTCACCGATTGTGAATTCCTCCTTGCCAGTCTTAGCACCAGCAGGCCTTTCGACAGGCGCAGCACCCACAGCCTTGATTGCCTTGATCGAGGCAGCGAGCGCGCGATCCTGCCAGTCGTAAAGCTCCTTGGCCTTGTTCTCATAGGAGCGCCAAATCTTCTCTTGACGCTGGACAGGGAAGTTCGCTGGTCCGGTGATCATCGTCGACATCATGCGGCCGCGAGAAGACCAGACGACCGATAGGCGCTTGATATAATTCTCACGATAACGCTCGGACTGTGCGACCGCTTCAACCATACGGTCTTCAGTGTCGGCGACAGCAGCAAGTTTGTCGTTGAAGTTGGTAATATGCGCGACATACTCGGCGACTTCGCTTTCGCCGCGGCGCTCTGGCGAATGGCTCGTTCCAGCGTGGGCACGGATTGCAAGCTGTAAGCTTACGTCTGATGCTTCCGGTTTTCTGAACTGCGCCATTTCCCTCATCCTCATCTTTCGCCCCGGTTCGCTACTTCGCCGTTCGGCGGGCTCAGTCGGTGCGGTGTTGATGAGGGAAGAATACCATTTTGGCATTGCTAGTCAATACCGACTTGGTATAAATATTTGGTATGAGCAAAAGACACGATACCGAAACGGACAGAATCAGAGCGCTACGGAAGAAATACCCACCTGTCGAGGTGGCTCCGTTTCTCAGAATGCAACGACGCTGGATAAGGCGCGTGAACCAGATGAGCCATCTCACCCACGTTCAACGATGCGCGGCCGTATTCATTGGCGCGTTTGGAACGCCAGACAGACCGTTTTGCGCGGCTGGGATGGATTATATCTGCAGGAATGTGGGGTGCGAAAGGACGGCAGTTCACCTAGCTGTAAAGAAGCTTGAGGCGATCCATTGGATGGAAGTCGATCGCAAAACACGCGCCGGGAATGTCTACCGGATAGCGATCCCATTTTGATTTTATTGTTGTTCTGGAACAACCAATTACGTGTTGTTCCCCACCAACACTATATAGACGGGGGCTGATATAGACGGGAGTCTATTTTCTTCTTATATCCGCTTAAGAGGTAGGAGAGGAGGATACAGGAGGGAAGGGTTCAAGCATTCCCAGCAAGGGCGATGTAGTGAACCGTCTCCACAGCTGAGGCAGGAAACCGAAGTTCTTTGGGCGGGTTGAATTGCTCAAGAACGAGCTCGATGCTGTTATGACGAATGAACTTTTTCACATACGCCAGGAGTGGGCCGTGCTCTTCCATTCGAAGTTGCGCTATGACGTAGTCACCCTTTTTTACTCGTCGCTTGGGATCAACGAAACAGATTTCGCCATCCTCATATCTGGGCGACATTGAGTCACCTGCAACTTGGACTGCATAGGCCCCCGAAATATCAGAGAGAACAGGGGGAGCCATAACCTCATACAAAATACTTCCATTCATGAGGAATTCTCCGTCGACGCCGCCGACAGCTTGCCCAAATACAGGTATCTTTCGGCCTAAGCCGATCACATTATCCCTAATTTTTGCATTTGGAAGTTCAAAAACATTGGAACCAAAATTAGTTATATCGGAAGTTTCAATATTCTCCGCAGGGCTCTCATCCGGCCAGCCAAATAGCAAAATTTCTGCGGTCACATGCAAAGGGCCGCAAAGGCGTTCAGCCCACTCCTTCGTGAGTTTACGATCTCCAGTCTCTAGTCGCTTGATCTGAGGTTGTGAGGTGCCTACAGCCTCGGCCAAACTGGCCTGAGACATTCCTAGCTTTTCCCTTAACTCTTTGATCATATTCATCTTCCGAACTTATGCCATCGTGGCATTTTTATCAAAATCCAATTTGGTATAAATATCGCTTGATTTACGATGCCATTTTGGTATCGTGTTTGGTATGACCCTAGATGAATATTTCAAAGCCCAGGACCCGAAGGTCTCATACGCCGAATTCGCTGACAGGATCGGCGTTACCCAAGCGGCGATCAGTCGATATGTGGACGGGAAGAGGTTTCCGTCTCCTGAACTAATCCGCAAGATCCATGAGGCTACGGATAGGTCAGTGACGGCCAATGATTTGTTGAAGGGCTTTGAAGAGGCGCAACAAAAGCGCTCGCGGGAGACCGCAGCATGATCAACGTCGCCGGCTTCCCGCTCTGCGCCAAGCGTCTGCAGTTCCAGCGGGCCAAGCTCAACGAAGTAGGCATGACATCCTATTGGGCCGCAGTCTGTGTTGCATCCGATATCGATGACGAGAAACTGGTCGCTTTCGGCGGCTTCGACTTCAACGATATGTCCGAGGACAATGGCCGGAAGCTGCTCGGACGACTTGAGCAGTTCATCTCTGCCGGTCTCGATGCCAAAAAGGCGAAGAGCGACACAGGCAGCCTCACGGCCGCTGAAATGAGCGTTCGGGCTTTCCTCGGCGCTAATGGTGTCAAGGTGTCGAAGCTCTCTGGTATCGATGATTATTGGACAGCCGCACGGGCGCTGTGGGGCGACAAGATCGAAGCAAGCCCAAAGGTTCGCGACGCTTACACGCTCGCATTCCAGATCAACCGTATCGTCAAGAAACAACGGTCTAGGCTTGCTCGCGAAAACTATTCCAATCTTGCCGAGGAGTGGAGGGCGCGCAAATGACATGGTCATTCGAGATTTCCACAGCGCCCAAAGGCCGCAACATCACGGTTATGCGCACCGCTCGCAGCAAAGACGGCGTCACCCGTTTCCCGGTGGAGGAATTCGAGCCGGATCATGTGTGGCTGGCGACGAAATGCGGGAAGGTGCTCAAGAGCTACTGGATCCCCGAGACCGCGAAGAATGAGGGCCGCTGGGCTGGCCTCGGCACGAAAGAGCAGCCTGTCGCATGGCAGCTGTACGTGGTTCCGGCGCATCCGAACTCTGTTTCGGATCTCGGGCTGAACATCGTCACCAAGCATACCGAAATTTCCAATTCCAAAACCGCTGCAGCCACCGATATCCCAGAGGCCCGGACTCCTTTGGGCCACATCAAGGCTGTGACGGGCAAGAGCGGGGCAGGCGCTGTCGAATCCGTCTGCCCCGCATCGATCGATGATGTGGGAGGCGGCGCATGAAGAACCGTGAACCGGTAGGCCATGATTGGCTCGAAGACTTCCGCGATCGCTTTGCCGACGAATTCCCAGACGAACCCGAAAACGCCGTCGCACGCCGCGCTGTTGAGCGCAACGTTGCGGCAGATCGCAAGCAGACTGAAAGACCGGGGAGAGTGGCATGAATTGCAATTTCCGTATTGGTCAGAAGGTAATTTACGTCTGTAACCAGCAACCGGACGATTTCGTCCGTGAGGCTAAGGCCATGTGGCTTTCCAATGGCCTCATCATTCCCGAAGAGGGGCACGTCTATACGATACGTGACCTCCGCGATGGGATGAACCGCCGCGACGGTGTTATTCCGGTAGTGCTTCTCGAGGAGATCAGGAACCGGGAAGTTCCCCTCTTTGGCGGCAGGTATGGCGAACCAGGTTTCAGCTATGAGAGTTTCCGACCCGTCGTCGATCGCAAGACGGATATCTCGTGCTTCAAAGCCATGCTGAACTACCGGCCAAAAGTCGTGGTGATCTCATGACCGCGGCAATCCTTGAATTTTCCGCCTTCGCAATCATCGCTCTGAACTTCATCGTCTGTGTCCTCGCAGTCGTCCGTCCTTGGCTTAGAGAAGCGTTTCGCAGGCAAGAACGTCAATCGGCTGTCATCCTCCAGTTCGCGCGTCCTGGCCGCCGTGGAGGTCGCCATGGGTGATTTCCTTCTTGGGCTGCAATGGGCCGGCATATCATTCGGCATTTGCGTCCTTGTCCTAGTGGTTTGGCGCATCGGCGCTTTCTTCGTCAGGCTTGCCTACGGCCCGTCGCTGCAGGGCGATGAAGTCGGAGCGCCCGAGGGAGATGCCCGCAATTTCCGTCTTCGCACCGTCGATGACGACAAGCTTTGGGAGGATCTGTGATGTCTGCATCCTCTCAGCCAATGACAGCTCTCGATCTGTTCCGTCGCGGATACGATACTTTTTCCATCTCAATTACCCTTGGGATCACCGAAGCAAAGGCGCTTGAGCAAGTTTCCAGCCAGCGCAGCGCGATGCTTCGTCGAGGTGATCCATACATGTCTCACCGCTTTCCAGGCGGTGATCCGAATTATCAGTCTTCGTCTGTCGGCGTTGGCTGAACTCCTTTCGTGTGCGCCGCTCCTGACGAGGAAGAACTTATCAGGAGCGGCAGACATGAAGTGTTCAGAAACTCAACATTTTGTAACCAAATTTAAAACAGGGAATGAGGCGAAAGCGATGTCGTTAGTTGACGCATATAGCCCCGAAGAAGCGCGAATTGTCGCGGAAAAGATGTTCAGACGTGAATGCTCAGGCTGGGGCGATGAAGAACGCGCCCTCGCCAAGGTTGCTCGGCAGTGCGGTATGTCGGCGATCAGTTTCAAGAGGCTCATGAAGGGGCAGCGAAAGGTTGTCGATGTCCTGCTCTGCAAGCGCATCAGGCTCGCCTATCTCAACCTTTGCCACTCTCTAATGGCGCAAATCCAGAACGACATACAGGCTATCGAGGAGACGTTCGGACATGACGCTGTGGCGGATTTTATGGACGAAGTGGAGGATCTGGATGCGCGCGTCAATGCTGCGAAGGCAATGGCGCAAAGATCACTCCGAAGCTAACGAAAAGGATGATAAGCAATGACAGCAGCACAGATTGGCGATAATCAGAAAGCGGAAAGAGAACGGCGTGTCACGCTCGCTCTCTATCATCGGAACGACAGGGATCTTGACGCCCAAGCCGGTCTGATCGCGGCGAAGAAGAAGGAAAACCGCTTGAACGCAAAAGCGTCCGGCATTCCTTCATCGCAGCTTGATCACCTCCTGAAATCATTCAAGGCAGAAGATCAGCAGAAGCCGGTCGATAAGCTTAAGCGTGACATGGAGAACCTGGCCTATCTCGGCCTCATCCCCGATCCCACCATCAAAGGCGATCTATTCACTCGCGTTGATCGGGTCGACAGCGAGGGCATGATCCGGGCCAAGGGGTTCTTCGCCGGCCTGAATGGCCTTGACCGCGTCTCCGGTTACGACGGCGGCAGTTCCGACGACAAGCTATTTTTGGAAAGCTACGACGCGGGTCGGAAGGAATACGACACCGTTCTTCCCGATGTTCTCGCCCGGGCGCAGGCGGCGGCTTCCAAAGAGGAGCCAGCATCGGAGGGAGACCCATTTTCCAACTCCGACGACAGCGCTGAATGGGCTTCTGCCGCTCCGCAAGTTTCTCACTAATTCTCTCCCGAAGCTCGCGCTCTCCTCCTCCCGGCGCGGGCCAACTACTCGGACGCGAATGTCCGAGATTTTCTCTCCCAGCGGTGACATTATGACGATCCATTCCAGACAATCATTCTCTTGCCCAGCATGCGGACACGGCATCGGAGAGGCCGCCTCAGTCGACCACGTGAAAGAGGCGATAACGGCTCCAGCGCATCGCATCATATTCGAAGCCCTTTCCCGCAAGGTCGGATCTTCTGTAAGGCGCGATATGCTCCTCAATCGCATTTACGGCGATCGGCCGGATGGCGGCCCAGAGCACGCCGATACCATCCTCAAGGTTCAGGTCAGTCAGTTGCGACGGAAGATAGAACCATATGGATGGACGATCTCCGTTTCTAAAGGCGGTTCCGGCCAACTGGCGCAATGGCGCCTTATCCCCACCACCAAGAGCGCGTGAGGCCATCATGCTCGGCAGACCATTCAAATGGACTGATCAGAACCGTGAACAAGCCCGAATGATGTGGGAGAGAAACTGCAGCATGTCGGAGATAGGCAGCGTCTTAGGAATTAGTAAGGGCGCGGTGTCTGGCTACACGGGACGCAATCGTGACCTCTTCCCCACGCGCGCTTCAAAGCCGAAAGAGGTTCGCCCCGTTGTCGAGCCCAAGCAGCGGCTCCCTTGGACGCAAGAGCGCTTGTTAAAGGCTGCAGCTCTTTACGCAAGAAACGAAACCATCGCGTCCATGGCGAAAAGCATGGATGTCTCAACAGCAGCGATGGGCGACGTCGTCAAGCGGTATCCTCGGCATTTTCCAGAGCGTGCCAGACCCAATAGCGGGGCTTCGGCCAAGACATCGGTTCTATCCCGTCGAACCGAGAGGGAAGCGCGGGCATCTGAACGGTCTCAGCGTGGCTTTGACAGTTCGATCTTTGCCATCCCAGGCGTTCCTAGCGTTCGTTTTATCGATCTCGCGGCCAATGAGTGCCGTTTCCCCATCTCAAGCGCTGATGGCCCTTCAGGAGCTTCCATGGCGTGCTGTGGAGCGAAGACCAATGCCTCGGTGTATTGCGGCCATCACATGAAAATCTCGCGCGGTGACGGCACCAGAAGCGAACGGCGTGCTCTCAATGGGATTGGAGGGCATCAGGCATGAAGATTTTCGGTTTCGATCCGTCCAAATCCACCGGCTGGGCAATTTTTAGCCCCGAGCAGCAGAAGATCGATCGGAACTACTCGCATGTGAAATGCGGGGTATTCCAGATGCCGGACAAGGCCGACCACTATTACACCGGCGACCAGATCGGCTTGAAGGTGGCGGCATTGATCCGAGAGCATGGCAAGCCTGATTTTGTTGTCCTCGAAGAGCAATCGCTTGCGAAGATCGGTAACACGAGCGCTGATGCCCTCATTTATCCGTGGGTGGCAACGACCGCCATTGTTGCCACGATTGCCAACTTTGGCATACCCTACGGCACGCTGCCGCCTGGCACTTGGCGCAAGAGTTTCTACGGCCAGCAGTTCAAGCCACCTATCGACAGCAAGGGCAAGAAGGATTGGAAGGCGGCCGCTGTCAGCCAATGCGAACTGATAGGCATCAAGCTCCCGACACAAAAGACCCTATCGCATAATGCCGCCGAGGCTTGCGCGCTGGCGATCTGCTGGGGCGTCCGGGACATGAAGGTGCACGCCGGCCGGTACCAGCAGCCGCTTATGGATCTCCGCATGCAGCGCAATGAGCGCGCGGGAGTGGCAGCATGAGGCTATTCCCAGATCTATGGCCCTTTGGTGACCTGCAGCCGCATTCCTTTGATTTCATCATGGCCGATCCTGCTTGGACCTATCGCATGTATTCCGAGGCAGGCGAGGCGAAGTCACCTCAAGCGAAATACCGGACCATGTCGATTGACGAGATCAAGCGGCTACCGGTCCTCGACCTTGCTGCGTCAGACACGCTCCTATGGCTCTGGGCGGTCAATCCCATGCTGCCGCAGGCACTGGACGTCATGCGAGCGTGGGGCTTCGAGTTCAAGACGGCCGGCACATGGCTGAAGACGACCAAGCACGGAAAGATCAATTTCGGAACCGGCTACATCCTTCGTGGCTCTAATGAGCCTTTCCTGATCGGAACGCGTGGCAGTCCACGCACAGCAAAGAATGTTCGATCGGGGTTCACCGGCCTTATCCGTGACCATTCCCGCAAGCCAGAGGAAGCCTATGCTGCTGCAGAACGGCTGATGCCTAATGCAAACAGGCTTGACCTGTTCAGCAGAACTGACCGCAAGGGCTGGACCGCGTGGGGTGATGAAGTCGGAAAATTTGGAGAAGCGGCATGAACGCCCAACCCCGCGACTTCATGGACAAGATCACCGAGCAGGATGTGCTCGAGGCCGAGCAGACCGTCTTGTCCTGCTTTATCGCCCGCAACGAGCTGATCGGCGAATGCGGTCTTGTCGCTGACGACTTCCTTGAAGGACTGCATAAGTCGATCTTTGCGGCGGCGCTGCAGCTTCATGCCGGCCATCAGCATATCAATGCGGTCTCACTCAAGCCGTTCGTCCCAAAGCAGATCGAAGGGCTCGACATCTCGCCGGCTGCCTATCTGGCTCGGTTGATGACCTCTGGCCTGAGCCCTGCGACCGCTAACCGCTACGAGGCAAGCCTTCAGATCATCAAGGGCATGACGCTGGCCCGTGAGCTTGGACGCGAGGCTGAGTTCGCGTCCACCGTCGCCAAGGAAGGCCACAGTCTGCTTACACTAGGCGATGAAATTGAGCAGTTGGAACAGCGGCTTAAGGACATGCGGGCGCGATTTGCGGAAACGACGGCAATTGTATCGCCCGGCTCTTCCTATCTCAGCGCCTTTCAAGCCTCATCCAGGCGCGACGGTGTCATCGGAGTACCGATCGGGCTACCCGAGATCGCAACTGTTCTGTCGGAGCCAGTGTTCGAAGCCGGCAACCTATATGGGTTGCTATCGTCAAGCGGTGAAGGAAAATCTTCCCTGACGATGCAGCTCATCTACCACGCGATCCGCGCCGGCCATCCGGTTCTCTTCCTCTCCTACGACCAATCTCCAGCCCAATGCGTTCGGCAGATGATCGCGCAGGTATACGAGATCAGCGTCACCCAGCAGCGCGAGCCCATGCGGCTGATGAGCCAGAAGGAACAAGACCGGTGCGTCACCTTTGCCAATTGGATCAACCAGCAGCCCTTCGAGATCATCCGCTGCCGGAGAGAGGGCATTGACCGGCTCGTCGCCTACGCGCGGCGCTTCATCAAGCAGAAAGCCAACGGCAGAACACCTTTCATCGTAATTGACCATATCGGCAAGGTTAAGCCGAAGAACGACAAGCTCTCGGCAGACCGAATCTCCGGCGACATCACGGTTGAACTGAAGGCCCTGGCCGATGAAGGGGCCGCATCGGTCCTCATTCTCAACCAGCGCAATGGCGAGAGCGGCAAGCGCCAGAACCCACGCCCGATCGCCAAGGACCTTTATGGCGGTGAGAACGCCCGCACCGACTACGATGCAGTGATGACCCTATACAGGCCCGAGAAATACAAGAAGGAAATGGAAAAGGTGGCAGCCACCCCGCAGGACTGGAAGATCATCAACTCGGTATTTGGGTCAGACATTGAGGGGATAGCCGAAATCGCCGCGATAAAGGTCAGGTTTGGCGATCCGTCGCTTGTTGAGCGCGTGAAGTTTGAGGCGGATTTCACCCGTTATGTCTCTATGCAGCCCGAGCGGCCTCCGGAGTTGTTCTGATGATAGCTGCTCTCTATGTCCAGAAGAATGGTTCCTACTATGGGCTAGATGGCGTTGATCCTTGGGATGAGGAACGTGATGCGCGCAAGTATGCCGGCCCTTGGCCTGTCGTCGCTCATCCACCCTGTCAACGCTGGGGAAAGATGTGGTTCGGCCAGCCATTGGCCGTAAAGCTTACAGGCGAGCGCAAGAAGCTTGGAGACGATGGTGGGTGCTTTGAAGCAGCGCTTGCGACCGCTCGCCAGTTTGGCGGCGTCATCGAGCACCCGTGGGGCTCACTGGCGTGGCCACACTTCGATCTGAATACACCGGATCGCGCCGGCGGCTGGATAATGGCCGACTTCCTTGGCGGATGGACTTGCTGTGTAGAACAAGGGCAATACGGGCACTATGCGCGCAAGCCAACGCTGATCCTCGCCTATGGTGTCAAGCTGCCGTCTCTGCGGTGGGGATATCGCCGCGCAAACCTTGATCCTGCAGTGGTCGAGCGAATGGGCATCGATAGAGCTAAACGGCTCGGCGAAGTAGGCGCCCGCGGCGGCGGAACGGATAGCTCCCCGCGGATTGGTACGCCCGATCCTTTCCGAGACCTTCTCATTTCAATGGCTGCCAGTGTGCAGCGGCCAGACGTCTTGGAGGCAGCCGAGTGAACAAAGTCGACTTCGGAACCCACCGCCGCCCGACAGGATGGATAGCCTGGTACCGTCTCTATCACCACGGCGAGAACCGCGTTCTTCGCGAGGGCATCCACGACATCATCTTCGGCACACAGGCAGAAGCGGAAACCGCCGCCAAGGCTGAGTTCCTTCGCCAGATGAATAGCCCAATCGTATCGGAGACGTTGACAGGCCCGACGACGAAGCGGGCGCTGGCCAAGGCGAGGCTGGAGAAACTGTTTCAGGGCGGGGGCAAAGTGATCGAGATCGAGCGTAGGAGGGCCGGGGCATGAGCTATGTGCAAGAGCTTCTCAATTTATCTCCATGGATTCGCGTGGTCGCAAAGCCCTTCGCTGACGATGTTGAGAATATGCACTGGATCTCAACGCCAAAAGGAGATGAAGGCAATGAGTGGTGCTATGGCTGCGGCAGCGCAAAAGTCGAAGAATTGCGCACGGCAGATCCTGAACATGCTGACGACTATTTTCTAGATGGTGGGTGGGCCATCGAAGATGATTCCTCTTGCTGGTGTGAAGGATGTGGTGCTCGGTTAAACTCCATCATGACGGACTATTGCGCAGCGTCGGAGTTAGACCACTATGTCACATATGGCGTCACTCCGTTCTGCGCCGAAATCGCCTATGACCTCTCCGAGCTGATCGATCACTTCGATTATCAAACAGAGAAATCAGATCCGCGCAATATTGCCGATTGCATCCATCTCGCTCGCTCTTTCCTAGCCGGATACTACCACCAAGAGATCGTCCAGCCGAGCCAATGGGCCGATGATGGAGGCCGAGCATGATGCATATCGAAGCTAGACTAATTGCCCACTACAAGCGCGTAGACAAGCGTCTGGGCAAGATCATATCTCCGTCCGTGAAGCTGGTAGCCACTGAAGCTCTGCCGAGCGCTGCTAAGCCCTCAAAGGCTCCTACCGGCCTTACGCCTCATGAACGCTACGTTTGGAAACGCTGCGAGGAATTCGGCGTCGAGTACGATGTCATCATCGGCAAAGCCCCATCGCGAGACTACACCACTATCCGGCAATTGATCTGGTACGAGCTTCATTCCAAGTTCAAGATATCCAATGCCAGGATTGGCGCTCTCATGACCAACCGTCATCCCAGCACCATATTGGACGGCATTCACCGGATAACAGATCGACTGGAATCCGCCGGCCATGATCTTCTCCCGGACGTTCGAAGATTGTTGGATGAGCAGAAAATCCATGACCGCATCAAGGCGGCATATTCTGTCAAGACTCCAATCTCATTGATTGAAGCACGACACGGTATTGATCGCCGGGCCATTGCTCACGTCGCGGCTATCATGCGCTGGACGCAACAGGCTGAGAAAAGCACCGAGCCCCGCTATAGGATAGCTCAGATCAGGCGTGAATATTATGCCGGCGTGAAAATCGCCATGATTTGCAAAAGGCATCGGCTGACCGATAAGGCGTTCTGGAATCTGCGCAAGAAATTGGGTTGGGAAATTCGGCCGAAGGTGCAGGAATGAGCGAACGCGCCCGCGCCATGTTCAAGGAATTAGGCATAACTGTCGTCCCGGCCAACGTAGCGCCGGCCGTTGGACAGACGCGGGCAATCGTGACATTGGAGCGTATCATAAAGCGCCATGGAGAGGCGCACGCGAGGTTCGTGGTCATGACGCTGGCGGACACTTCAAACTCGAAGGGAACGATCGACGAGACGACGCTGTGGTGTGTGAGCGATGTCCTCAGAGCTGCCAAGAAGAATTTTCCCGATCTGATCGAGAACGACACGGAATCATGGTTTCAGTTCTGGGACGCCATTCCCCTCGGATGGCTCGAATTCTGGTGTCTCGATCTGGAGGGGATCATATCCAAGCGTCATGCTCTTGCCGGCATGTGCTATGAGAGGCTTCGTCGCCGCTTCGGCGATCTGGCAGTTCAACCTGATCTTTTGGATGACAGACGGAGTGCAGCATGACACGAGACCAGATTGAAGAGCTTTTCATCCAAGCGGCCGAAACGGATCACAGGCTGCCCGATACGGCTCGTCCAGCGCGTTTGAAGGCTCAAGCTATCCAGTACTATCATTCGCAAGCCGACGTCGCTGGGTGGGGCGCTGAGCGATATGCCGAGGAACGGGCAGACTTCCTCTCTCACAAGACAACCCGGATACGAACTTCAGACGTCACTAAATGGGAACTGGCGAATGCCCTGATCGTCCTTGTCCCCAGACCCAAAGATCGTCACTGCCTCTGGCATTGGGCTATTGCCAAGGCTGGGGGAAAATCTTTCAGTAAGTGGTGCCGGGAAGGGTTCAAGGATGTATCGGGCAACCTTGTTAAGTTCAGCCGGAACTATGCTCTCGAAAGAAAAAACCGGGCAATATTAGAAATAACATTAGCTTTAGATGGTAAGCCATTGCAGCATAACGAAAACGGCCGTTCTGCCACCTTGCGGCGTACCGGCAAAATAAGCGATAAAGACGTCATACTCGCAAGTGACGTGCCCACATATTGGAGAGCCCCAGACGCGAGGCCGATGGCCTGCGATTTTGACAAGGGACTTCAAAGCTTCGAGTGGGCCGAACTGCAGAACGAACGCCGCCGGCAACGTGACGCTGAAAAGCGCAGACGGCAGGTAGCCGCATAAGATTGCTGTACGCGGGTGCAGCACTTCCCCTTAACCGGGGCGCCGATAAGCCAAGGATACGGGTGTCGCCGAGGCCCTTGGAGCCAATTTGAGGCGTGGCGTCTCAACCGCGAAGGGCCAATGCGTAATAATCGGCCCAACAATTCTAAGCTTAGGCTTCAATGAGTGTGGTGGGGTTCGAGTCCCCCTCGCTGACCGAGCTAAGGTAGCAATACGGTTCGAATCCGTTCCTGCTTGCAGGTTCTTTGCCAACGTGGAGTTGGGGTCTGGCGGCCGGGGAAGACCGGCAATGAATTCGAGGCGGATGCCTCAACAAAAACAGAACCCGCGCCGCCTCTCGTAGAAGCGCACCGTTGCGGGTCATTAATCGGGAAGGCGAGGGGTCTGCCGTAGATAGGAGCGGCAGCTTAAACGAACCAGAGCGACTGGACGCCTTTTCTTCTCGATACCTATTCCTCCCAAGGGGAAGCGGTATACCCGAACGGGTTAGCCTCGGTTTAATGCGCCGGACTGGTGGCTGGATGGAATCGACGCATCTGCGGTTTTTGTCGCGAACCGTCATCAGATAGCAAAAATGCGAGCCTCGCGATTGAGGGATTTTCAGCCCGATCGGCATAACTGCTGGTCGGGCTTTACTGTTTGGAGAGTGTGATGTTTGAGCGCTTGATCAAGGTCGCGGTCGATACCGTAACGCTTCCTGTCGCTGTGGCCGCAGATGTTGTCACCCTCGGCGGCGCGCTTATGGATCGCGATGAGCCCTACACCGTCTCGAAGGCCAAGCGCCTCGGCAAGGAAGTAGGAAACGTCGTCAAGGTTATCGTGGAGTAGCGAGATGATAGAGCCAAGATGACCGAACGCGAGAAGCAGATCGAACTCGAACACCTCGTCGCCGTTCTAAAGCAAGAGGGTATGCCTCATCCAATGTGGATGGGTATCCTCGCAGGGCCGGCGCTCAACGCGACGCTCGGGGATTGCCGGAAGTTGGTTACCGTGGCGAGGAAAGTAAGCAGGTAAAGCATGCCAGTCCTGAAAAATGCACGGCATGAGAAGTTCAGTCAGCTCCGTGCCCAAGGCAAGACCCAGGACGAGGCATACGAACTCGCCGGCTTCAAGCCAAGCAGGGCTCACGCGTCGAGACTGGCAGCAAATGGCAGCATTCAGGCGCGGGTAATAGAAATACAAGGCCGCGCCGCCGAACGGGCTGCTGTGACCATACAGAGCCTCACCGACGAGCTTGAAGAGGCTCGGGCATTGGCGCTAGCCGAAAAGCAGTCCAGCGCTGCTGTGACGGCTACATTGGGTAAAGCCAAGCTCCATGGTCTGCTTGTCGACAAGAAGCGTTTGGAGGGACCTGAAGGCGGCCCGGTCCAAATCGACCTAAATGGGTATTCGCTTGAACAACTCCGTGTCTTCAAAAGCGTTCTCACTGAGCTTGCCGGCGCATCCGGCAGTGATGTTGAGGCAGGTGGAAGCGGAGATCGCGAAGAGGATAGCGCAGGCTGAACGTGATCTGATCGCCAAGGATGCGGAGCGCATTCGGGCGAGATGCCAGACCTTGGCGGGATTCGTTCGTGAAGCCTGGCATATCCTCGAGCCTCGGGCCAAATATCGGCATAACTGGCATATCGACGCGATCTGCGCTCACCTTGAAGCGGTGACGGATGGCCGGATAAACCGGCTGCTGATCAACGTGCCGCCGGGGTCGTCTAAATCTCTTCTGGTGTCGGTTATGTGGCAGGCGTGGGAGTGGGGGCCGCGTGGCCTCAGCTCCATGCGGTATCTGACGACGTCGTTCAACGACGGCCCGGTCAAGCGCGACACACGTAAATGCCGCGATCTGATGCTGTCGGATTGGTATCGCTCGCTCTGGCCTGAAGTCGAACTCAACAGGACGGGGGAAACCTCGTTCTCCAATACTGCCACAGGGACTCGAGAGGGTGTTGCCTTTGGCTCTCTGACATCCCAACGTGGCGACAGGCTGGTGATTGATGACCCTCACTCGACGGAGACCGCGGAAAGCCCGGCCGACCGGCTGGCGACGACCCGCAAGTTTCGCGAGGGCGCGCAGAACCGGTTGAACGACCAAGAAGCATCGGCGATCGTCGTTATCATGCAGAGATTGCATGAAGAGGATGTGTCTGGTGTCATCGCTGAAATCGGGATGGAATATGTCCATCTGATGTTGCCGATGGAGTTTGACCCAGAACGTGCTTGCTCGACAGAGATTGGCTTCAGTGATCCGCGAACATTCGATGGCGAGCTGTTAGATCCGGTCAGGTTCCCTCAGGAAGCCGTCGACAAGCTGAAGCGGGACATGGGCAGTTATGCCTATGCCGGGCAGTATCAACAGCGCCCCACGCCTCGCTCTGGCGGTATGTTCCAGCGGGGAGACTTTGAGGTCGTCGAAGCCATCCCGGCCGGTGCCAAGCGTGTCAGGGCATGGGATTTTGCGGCATCGAAGGATAAGCCAGGCAAGCAGCCTGATTGGACCGTTGGTCTCGAGATGGCCTACATCAATGGCATTTTCTATGTCGAAGATGTCGATCGCGGGCGTTGGTCACCGAACGAAGTCAACATAAAACTGAAAAACCATGCATCTCAAGACGGGGTTGATGTAACGGTTCGCATGCCTCAAGACCCTGGCGCTGCTGGTAAGGCCGACGCCGAGACCAAAGTCAAACTGCTGGCTGGGCATTCGATCAAGGTTGTTTCACCAACAGGTGATAAGTCGACGCGGGCTCGACCCGCATCCGCTCAAGCCGAGGCCGGGAACATCAAACTGCTTCGTGGAGAATGGAACACGGTGTTCCTCGACGAACTCTGCACTTTCCCGAATGGTCAGTTTGATGACCAGGTCGATGCCTTTGCTGATGCATTGAATGAGCTAGCGTTGGGTGGAAACGGCCCTGGTATGGCTCTCTTCGAGCTGACGCGCCAGCAGGCCGAGGCAAAGGCGAATGAAGCGCGACCCGAGGCTATCAAGCCTGAATACGCACCCGGCTCCGTAGAGCATGCAATGGCCGCGATGGGCGGCAATCAATAAGGATATCTGCCCAAATGCCGCCACTGACGCCCGGTGCCAATCTGACGCCTTTGTCATTCAGCACCTATGCGACGTTCCAGCCGTCTAACGGTAAGTTCGCGCCAGGCATGCCGCCTGAGGCCGTCGATAAGCAGCCCATTCGGTTGCTCGACTTCCCGACTGGTGTCAACCTGCAGTACACGCCGCGTGCCTATGAGCCGTTTGGCTTTCCGGCGCTGCGCAGCTTTGCCAATGTCGAATTGGTACGCCTCGCGATCGAGACCCGTAAGGATCAGATCGAGCGCCACGACTGGCGCATCAAGAAGATCGGCGCCAAGAAGACAGACCCGACGAACCCGGACATCCGTGCCGTCACCAAGTTCCTGCGTAAGCCGGACGGTCAACACCACTTCGCGACATGGATGCGTATGGTGATCGAGGATCTGTTGGTCCTGGATGCGCCTGCGATCGAGAAGCGTCGTAACCGCGGCGGCCAGTTGATCGGATTGGATGTGGTTGACGGTGCGTCGATTAAGGTTTTGATCGATGAGACCGGTCGTCGTCCTATCGCGCCGGCACCAGCTTATCAACAGGTCATCAAGGGTGTGATCTGGGCAAGCCTGACCACGAATGACCTGATCTATGAGCCCCGCAACAGGCGCTCAGCTCATCTATACGGTCTGTCGCCGGTCGAGACGATCATTGTCACCATCAATACGCTGCTTCGTCGCCAGACGGCACAGCTCGCTCATTTCACGGCGGGTAACGTCCCGGCTGGCCTGATAAACGCCCCTGACGGCTGGACACCAGACCAGATCAAGCAGTGGCAGGATTGGATGGATGCCCGCTTGAGCGGGAATGAGTACGAGAAGGCAAAGCTCCTATGGGGGCCGGCAAGCGCGAAATACCAGGCATTCAAAGAATCTCCGATCAAGGATGAGTTCGACGAGTGGCTGGCCCGTATCGTCGCATTCGCCTTCTCGCTGCCACCGACGCCGTTCATCAAGCAGATGAACCGCTCGACGTCGGAAGCCGATCAGGACCGGGCCATGCAGGAAGGTCTTGCGCCTCTCCTGACGTGGTGCAAGCGCCAGATAGACGATGTCATCCAGGAAGAGCTTGGTTTCCCCGATCTCGAATTCTCATGGGAAGCGCCGGCCGATATCGACCCGAAGACGCAGAGCGAGATCGACGACAGGGACGTCAAGAACGGCAAGAAGACGTTAAACGAGGTTCGCGACGGCGCTGGCCTTGATCCCTATGACGAGCCGCTTGCCAGCCAGCCGTTGGTCTATACGGCCAATGGGTTCGTGCCGCTGACAGCCTATGACGATGCGCGGCAGGACAAGGCGGACGCCGTCAGTGCGGCCGCTGATGCCGCCAATACATCCGAAAGTCCCGGCAATGCTGGCGGTGACAAGGAGAATGAGGAATGACCATGCGCCTTATGCCTCCTAGTAACGGCCTCAATAACCCGATCACCGTCAATGGGCGCAAATATACCTGCGTCGCCGACTCCACCCTCGATGTGCCGGACGCAGATGCATTCGTGATGCTTGCCAATGGTTGGATCTCGACGGCTGGAGGTGGCGCCGCCGTGACTGCCTCTCGTCCGGTCAATCCGCCGATCGGCACGCAGTTTCATGACACCACACTCGGCAAAATCATCACATGGGACGGCAAGAAGTGGCGCGACTACAGCACCGGCGCCGCGGTATAATCGAAGGAATCACAATCATGAAGCTCTTTGCCGCCTTCTCCAAGGTCGAGGACAATGCTGACGGTACGCTCTCGATCGAGGGTATCGCATCCACCGAATCCGTTGACAGCGATGGCGAGGTTGTGAAGGCTGCGGCGATCGAGGCCGCTATCCCTGATTTCATGCGCTACGGCACTGGTGCGATGCGCGAGATGCATCAGCCGCTTGCCGCCGGCACAGTGGATAAGGCAGAGGTGATCGACGGCAAGACGCTGATCTCCGGTACCGTTGTCGACCCTGTCGCCATTACCAAGGTCAAGGCCGGCGTCTACAAGGGCTTTTCGATCGGCGGCAAGGTGACGGGACGTGACGAGCTGAACAAGAAGCATGTGACCGGCGTCAGGCTGGTGGAAATCTCTTTGGTGGACCGCCCGGCCAATCCCGAGGCCGTCATCAGCATGTGGAAGACGGAAGTTCTCGAAGAGGAAAGCGAAAACCTCGAAAAGGATGAGACGGCCGAACAGGTCGAAGAGGTTGTTGTCGTTCCTCCGAACAAGGGTGACGACTTCGAACAGGTCTGGCGGTCCAACCGCGACCAATCCCTTCACCTGAAGAAAGCCGATCTGATCGCCCATCACAAGGCGCTTGACGACGCTGAGGCCCTGGCTGCCCTGACCGGCGATGCCATGGGCAAGCTTGGCGAGATAGAGGCTATCACCAAGCGTGATGTCTCCACCGAGGAACGCAAGAAGGACGCCAAGGACGGTCACGCCTTGCCTGACGGATCCTTCCCGATCGACAGTGTCTCGGATCTCGAAAACGCCGTGCAGGCCTATGGACGGGCCAAGAACAAGGCAGCAGCCAAGCGTCATATCATCCGCCGTGCCAAGGCGCTCGGCGCCACAGACAAGCTTCCTGAAGGCTGGACAAGCTCTACCGAGAAGGCGGAAGGCGAGGGCGACCTCTCCAAGGCGCTGTCTCTAGAATGCGTCGCCGACATGCTCCAGCTTCTCGCCTGGATGGATAGAATGGAAGATTCCTACGAGGCCGGCTATTTCTGGCCCGAGGCCGTCAACCCGTCCGACGAGATGAAGACCCGCTTCGGCGCTCTTCTGGTCGAATTCGGCGATCTGATCGCTCAGTCCCTCGATATGGTCCTTGGCGCCATGAGTGAAGAGGAAGCCGCAGAGGCGATCCAGCGTGGCGATCTGGTGTTGGGTATCGTCAAGGCCGGTGCCCGGCACTCACGCTCCGATATGGCCGATCTACAGGCTGCCCATGACGCATTGGTTAAGCTTGGCGCTGACTGCGGAATGGAAAAGCATGAAGAGGCCGAAGGTCTGGAAAAGACGGAAACATCAGACGACCTGAACAAGGCCCTCGAAGACAATGCCCTTCTAAAGAAGGCTTATGATCTCGTCGTCTCACGGCTTGATGAGATCATCCCGACCATCACGGATCTTGCCAAGAGCAAGGACGAGATGGCGAAGGAAATCGAAATTCTGAAGGCACAGCCCCTACCGGCAAAGACCGCCGGCCCCATGGCTGTGTCGAAGGAAACCGACACGATCGGCGCCACTGCCGAACCGGTCATGACCAAGGCGGAAGCCAGAAAAATGCTTGATGAACTTTCACCGGAGGAGAGAGCGTTCGCGCTCGTAAAACTCGCTCGCGAGAATCCCATCAGCGTCAGTCGCTAACGCCTAATCCTTAACAATCCGGTTCAACTTCATTTGCACCTGGCTTGACGCTGGGTCGCGAAAGGATTCCTCATGCCCACCGAAAACAAAGAGACGGTCGAAGACCTGATCAAGTCGGCGCGTGTCAACCCGTCCGAAGATATTGCCCGTCGCATCGTGACAGAAGCAGGCGGCGGCCAGTCGTCCGAAATGATGGCTCAGGTCCTCAAGGGCCTTGGCGTTGCTGACGACATCATTCAGAAGACGATCTCGACCTCTACCGGTCTTGTCGCCTTCGACCTCCAGGCCCCGGCCAAGAACCTCTATCCGGTCGCAACCCCGATCCGTAACCGTCTGCCGCGTGTCGGCGGTGGCACCGGCACGGCCACCAACTGGCGCCAGGTCAACGCAATCATCGGCTCCGGCTTCGATGCGATGGGCTGGATTCCGGAAGGTCAGCGCTCCGGTCAGATGTCCTACTCGACGTCGAACAAGTCTGCTTCTTACTGCACCCTCGGTGAAGAAGATGCGATCACCTACGAAGCCATCAACGCGGCTCGCGGGTTCGAGGACGCTCAGGCCCGCATGACTATGCGTCTCCTGCAGAAGACTTTCCTCAAGGAAGAGTTCGCCGTCATGGGCGGCAACAACTCTCTGGCTCTCGGCACTCCTACAGCTCCGACGCTGTCTGCCGCTGGCTCCGGTGCTACGCTGCCGGCGCTGACCTATTCGGTTATCGTCGTGGCGCTCTCGGTCGAAGGCTATGCCAACTCCTCGAAGGTTACTGGCGCCCTTTCGATCCCGACCACGAAAACCATCACTGGCGCTGACGGCAAGACCTTCAGCCTCAGCGGCGGCTCTTCCAACAAGTCTGCTGCTTCCACGCAGGCAGTCACCCTCGGCCAGACCCTGTCGGCTACTGTTCCGGTTGTTACCGGTGCCGTCGCCTATGCATGGTTCACCGGCGCGGCGGGTTCGGAAAAGCTCGAAGCGATCACCACCGTCAACAGCGTTACCTTCTCAGCTCCGCTGAATGGCACGCTGCAGGCTGCGACCACTGTCACCGCTGACAACTCCACCAACGCTACCGCGTTTGATGGTCTGCTGACGGCCGGCTTCAAACCCTCCAACGGTGCGCAGGTCATCACCTTGCCGACCGGTACGGCGGGCGTCGGCACTGTACTCACTGCGTCCGGCAAGGGGTCGGTCAATGAAATCGACACGCTCCTCCTGAACATGTGGAATGCATATCAGGTCAGCCCTTCGGTGATTTACGTCAATGCCCAGGAACTGAAGAACATCACGACGAAGTGCCTCACTGGCTCTTCGGCGCCGCTCCTTCAGTACTTCAAGGATGCCAACAACGCGGAGTATCGTCTCGCAGCAGGCGGCACGATCGAGTTCTACTTCAACCCGTTCATGCTGGACGGTGGCATGAAGATCCCGATCAAGATCCACCCGAACCTGCCAGCCGGTACCATCCTTGCATGGGCCGAAAATCTGCCGCTGCAGTATCAGTCGAACGAAGTTCCGAACGTCGCCGAAATCAAGGAGCGTCAGAGCTTTTATCAGATCGACTGGCCCATCGTTACCCGCCAGCGCCAGGTCGGTGTCTATGTTGAGGAATGCTTGGCTATCTACGCGCCTTTTGGCGTGGGAATTTTGACGAATATTGCCAATGGATAACAATGACTTACGAGGTCATTTATGATATAGTTTGTCCCAATGTCACCACTGGGACAAACCTCATGGAATTGAAGATATGTAAGCAGTGCAACGCGACTAAATCAGTTGCAGAATTTCATCTGCGTCGAGAGACGGGCAGATACAGAGCTGAATGCAAGGCGTGCTATCGGGCTGCCGTTACTGCTAGGCGCGATCCGGTCGATAACAGAGCTAGAGTGAAGGCTTGGCAACTAGCCAATCCAGACAAGCGCAAGGTGCAAACCAAGCGGATCTATGAACGCTTGCGGGGTGATATCGCTAGATGGGCGGCATCAAACCTTCGGACGTCACGTGCCTACTGTAAGAAGCGCGGCCTACCCTGCACGATAACTGGTGCGGACGTTGCGGTCTTGTTCGATGTGCAGAACGGCAAGTGCGCCCTAACAGGCCGCACGCTGGTCTTCGGCTCCAAGGGGCAGCAGCGCGACAGTCTTTCCATAGACCGAATTGAACCGGCGCTCGGATATGTGAATGGCAACGTCCGGCTTGTCACCTACCAAGCAAATATGGCTCGCGGCATGTTCTCAGACGAAGAGCTAGTGAGCTTTTGCCGCGCCATCCTGAAAATAGGAGCATTAGAATGAAGAAACTGAAAGCCCCGATCGGTTCGGAAGGCGCTAACATTGGCACGACGCTGTTCAAGCTCGATGCAGACGGGAATGTGACCGTTCCAGACGACGCGGCACAGACACTGGTCGGGGTCGGTGGCTTCGAGATAATCTGTGACGTTCCTGATGCGCCTAATGGCCAAACAGTTCTGCGCTCGGCTATCGGGCCGCAGTCCTGCTCCTTCGGCGACCAGAGTTTTTCGACAGACGAGAACGGCTTTATCACCGTACCGACCGTGATGGCCGAGCAACTGCTGAGCCATGGCTTTGTCATCCCCGCATCTGTCGTGGGAGCCCCGGTAGAGCCTGCCGCCCCAGATGTGATCGACATTCCAGCCGTTCCGCTTGGCGAGAAGCCTGCTGATATCCCGGTCGCTCCTATCCAGACAGCAGAGTAATCCATCATGGCGGCTGGTGATCTCGTGACGCTGACGCAGGCATACGCCTGGCTCGGCATCACCGCAGGAAGTGACGACACGAACCTGCAGTTCGCCATCAGCGCCTATTCACAGCTGATCTCGACATGGTGTAGCCGTAATTTCGCTCAGGCGAGCTATTCCGAGGTTTATGACGGCCATGGCGGGTCGCGCCTGATGGTCCGCAATTGGCCGATCACTGCGGTTTCATCACTTGCCATCAATGGTCAGTCGATCAGTTTGGCTAATGGCCCATTGGGCTCTGGATATCTCTTCAATGATCGCAGCGTGGTTATGAACGACTGCAATCAGTTCTGGCGCGGGTTCCAGAACATCGCCATCAGCTATACGGCTGGGTTCAGCCCAATCCCGATGGATCTGCAACTGGCCTGCCTGGAATGGATGAAGGCCACTTATCTGCTCCGCAGCGAGCCGCTGACGGCGACGTCGCGCCGCGCCGGGGATACGGAAGAGAAATACGCGAGCCCGGTCACGATGCTCCTTGGCGAGGCCGCTCCGATGCCGCCGACCGTCTATGCCGTTCTTAGCCAATATCGCGACACGTTGCCGGTCTGACTATGGGAAGCTTTCTCTATCCGAGGACTATCGCGGTCACCCGACCGCAGGGACAAACCGGCGTCGGTAATGTCGGCTATAGCGGCGTCATGGAAGGCACCGAAACGCATGTCGTTGACAGCATCCCAGCGAACATCCAAGCAAAGACGACGATGGCGAGGGTTCCGAATGGCTCACTGCCGGCTCAACCGCCTGGGCCGATCGTCTGGCGCGTCTTCATCCCGTTGAACGCTGTGGCGATGGGCGTGATCAAAGACAGGGATATTGTCACAGATGACTTGGGCGACCGCTATCAGGTGGAAGCCGCATATTGGAATTCCATGGGGTGGAACCTCGCCTGCATCCGGCTTGAGGCGCACTGATGGCTGACATTTCGGACGTTGAGAAAGCGGTCGCGGCTCTCGTCTCGACTGCCTTGTATCCGAATGGAACATCGAGCCCTTCAGCGATAACCGCTCCTTGCAAGGTGATGCGCGGATGGCCGGTACCAGGGCAGCTCGATACGGACCTGAAGGCAGGCGTTCTGACCGTCTCGGTCTTCCCGATGGCGATGGAGCGGAACACCACGCGGTTCACGACTGATCCGCAGACATTGAACATTCCGTCACCGACGATCACCGCGACTGTTGCCGGGCAGACGATCACCTTTGCCGGCACGATTACCGCGCCTCAGAACGTTGGGGTGACACTCGGAGACTGGCAGCCGGCCAACCAGACTTATGTCTACCCAGCGACATCAAGCGACACCATGACCACGATAGCAGCTGGCCTAGCGGCTCTTCTGGTGGCAGGCGGGGTCGCGGCAACGTCTAGCGGCCCGGTGCTCACTTTGCCTGCCACGGCCATTGCCTCGGCGATTGTCGGCGTGTTCGGCACGGTGTGGCAGGAATTCAAGCGCCAAGAGCGGGCCGTGATGGTTTCTCTCTGGTGTCCAAGCCCAGACATGCGCGACTTGGCCGCGCCGATCATTGATCTGGCCCTGGTGCAGAATGAACATTTACTGCTCGGCGACGGGTCTGGGGCGCGCATGGTCTACCAGCGCACCATGATCTCAGACGAACGCCAGACCGTCGAAATCTACCGTCGCGACCTGATCTACATGGTCGAGTACGGCACGAGCGTCACCACGACATACCCGCAGATCATTTCCACCGAGGCCGTCATATCCACCTTCTGAAGGAGCATTGAACCATGCACGTTATGCCTCCGACGAGTGGCCCATACAGTGCCAGCGCCATCACGGTTAACAGCCGGTCTTACACTCCCGTCACAGGACAGGCGCAGACCGTACCGGATCAGGACGGAATGGTTCTTCTTGCTAATGGTTGGACGCAGGTCGCATTTGCCGTCGTCACGGCGATCTCGCAGGCTGCCTACAACGCGATCTCACAGCCAGACCCCAATACCCTCTATGTGATCACGGGTTAGAAAATGGCCGTCTATCTCGGAAGCACATCCGTCACGAAAATGTATCTCGGCTCAGTCGCCGTCACCTCACTGAAGTTCGGCTCGACGAGCGTTGCCTTCTCTGGTGCCTCGACTGCCGGCCAGCCGATCGGTCTACTTCTAGCCCTGACCAAGGCCAGCTAACCCTCTTGGAAAATCGCTCATGAAGCCGCGTGTTCTCTTTGTTCTCAAATACAGAGAACAGCCTTATGACGTCTGTGCCAAGGATTGGTCCTATAGCGGCTCAGGCAAGCCCCTGTGCAGCGGTTTGTTCAATTCCGCCAGCATGGCATGCGACATGCTCAAGATGCTCGGCTACGAGGCTGAGATCATCCATGTCACCGATGGGAATGACATCCATCGGGAATGTGTGAGGTTCAAGGCCGATATCTGCATCATCGAAGCCTTCTGGTGCCCGCCCTACAAGTTCGGGGATCTCCTAAAGGCATTACCGAAGACCCGCTTCATCGTCCGCAATCACAGTGAAACGCCGTTCCTATCTTCCGAGGGGATAGCCTTCGGATGGATGAAGGAATACGCGGAATTTCCCAATGTGTGGATCGCCCCGAACTCCATGCGGATGTTCGGCGACTCCCTTGCAATGGGTATCCCGCTCAACAAATTGCGCTGTCTGCCGAATTACTACTCCCATGACAAGAAGCATCCGATCGGAAGCAAATGGGCTTCCCTCGGCGAGTTGAATGTCGGGTGCTTCGGTGCCGTCCGTCCGCTCAAGAACGTCATCATTCAGGCGCTAGCGGCCATCCAGTTCGCGCGGGACAATGATGTCCACCTCCGCTTCCATATCAACGGGAACCGCGTGGAAGGCAATGGCGGCCCGATCCTGAAGAACTTGCGGCACATCTTTGAAAAGAGCGGCGGTTCAGAGCTTATCGAGCATGACTGGATGGACTCACAAGACTTTCGAAGCCTGATCGGCACGATGGATCTGGTCACGCAGGTCAGCCTATCCGAGACATTCAATATCGTCCTGGCGGATGCGGTCTTCGCCGGCGTTCCTGTGGTCGGATCGGCCGAGGTGCCATGGCTGGTGAGCTGTTGTGCCGCCCGTCCCAACTCTCGCCCCGATATCGAGAGGAAGATCTACAAGGCGCTCGGCTTCTGGTCGAAGCGTCTCGTCAAGCGCAACCAGTCCAATATCGAGAAGTACAACGCACATTCCATAGCTCAGTGGAACAAAGTCCTTTTGAGCCTCTGAGGGAGTCGACGCCATGACTAGCAATATCGCCGTAACGCCGGGTACCGGTGCGAACATCGCAGCAGATGACATCGGCGGTGGCTTGCTGGCGCAGCGTGTCAAGCTTGCTCTTGGCGCGACAGGTACTGGCGTCGACCTTGCTGCCGGGCAGGCTACGATGGCCAGTTCAGTGCCTGTCACGATTGCCAGTAATCAAACCACATTGCCGGTCAGTCAGGTCACCTCGTCCTTTGATGTGGTGAATTCCTTCACCAGGTCGGCGAACACGACCGCATATCCGGCAAATAGCGTGGTCGGAGGCGCTCTGACATTCGCCAGCGTCGGTCCATCAGCCGCGGCTATAATGGTGACTGGCGCGCAGCTTGAAATCGATGTCGCTGCGATCCCTTCTGGCATGACATCGTTCCGTCTTTATCTCTACAACGTCACGCCGCCATCAGCTCTGGCCGACAATGCGGCATGGGATCTGCCATCGGGTGATCGCGCTTCTTTCCTCGGCTATATCGACCTTGGAACGCCGGCCGATCTTGGTTCGACCCTCTACGTCGAGGCGAGCAATCTCAATAAGCAGCTGCGTTTGGCTTCGGCGAACATCTTCGGTTATCTCGTCACAAATGGCGGGTACACACCTGGATCGGGAGACCCATTCAAGATCACGCTTCACACTGTGTCGGTGTGACGCATGGCACTTTCGCCCTCTAGAAAACGCGCGCTTATCAAGCCGCCGGCGTTCCCGGCTGGCCTGTTTAACTTCGGCAACCCGTCTACCCAGTTCACCAAGTGGAAGACCGGTGTTGCCCGCGTCAAGGCGGGGGCTGGACGGGCTCGTATCGTCATCTGCGGCGATTCCACGTCGTGGGGCGAGGGTGGCGGCGATAGCGGCACAAACAACCGCGTCAACGCCAAGGAGCGCTGCTGGCCAACCATAATGGCGAAGCAGCTTTCCTTGCTGGGCATTCCGGCCAACTATGAGAACCTATATGCATCCGGCGGCAATACCGGCATCACGGCAATATCTGATTTCCAGAACGCCTATAAGACTGGCTTCAACGTAACGGCAGGCTGGACATTCTCGGCCTCCACAGCGGCTGGTGGATGTCTGTTCACCAATACGACAGACACGACGGGTGTCATTTCTTACACATCCCAGATCGCGGTCGACAATTTCGAACTGTGCGACCTTCAGGTCTCTACCGGTGGTATAATCACTTACAACATCGATGGCGGCACGGAGACGCAGCTTAACCAGGCGAACGCAACGACGGTCTTTCGTAAGACAGTCATTCCTTGCGGCTCGGTTGGCACGCATACGCTCAATATCAAGCGTATCTCTGGAAATGCCTTCTTCATGGGTGCCCGTGCCTGGAACAGCACCGTATCGCAGGTAGACGTTCTCAATCTGGGTCGTTGCTCGAGCCAGACATCTGACTGGATCGTGAACTCAAATGCATGGTCGCCGCTAAATTCGCTTCAGGATCTGTGCTCGACTGCCGATCTGGTTGTTATCGCGCACACCATCAATGACGGCCTGAACGGTGCGACAGACGCTGCCTATCTGGCAAATCTTGTCACGATAAGGGCCGCATGCGCTGCCGGGGGAGCCAATGTTCTCTACGCCACAGGCAACCCGTCAAACGTGGCAACGATAACGGCAGCAACGCAGGCTCGTATCCTCGCTGACCTGAAGGCGAGAGCCGTAGCGGATGGCCTGCCGATGGTCGATCAGAACGCGCGATATATCGATTGGTTCTCACTCAATCAGCGCGGATGGATGTTCAACAACAATCATCCAAACACCTCCGGCTATGCAGATTGGGGCTCGTTCATGGGCTCACTGCTGGCCGCATATTCTGCTTGAACATAAACCCCTAAGCCATTCAGGAAACACCATGAAAGCCCTGACAGTTACGGAACCCTTCGCGGGATATGCGAAGGGCGACCAGATCACTGATGCCCAGAAAATCACCGACGTGCTGCTGAGTAATCCGAACCAAGTAGTCAACGTCATTCTTCCCGATCCTGAACCCGCTCCCGCGCCAGTCGCAAAGCCCGCACCTGCCGCGCCGGTTTCAGACGCTCCGCAGGTCTGAATTCTCCATCCACCATAGAAGGGGCAGTTAGATGCCGATTTTTCCACAAGGGTCGCTGAACACGACTGCCCTGACAGTGCCGGGCGTGTATGTCCAGATCGTGCCGCCACAGTTCCTGATCAACGGCGTGCCGTCCAATATCCTCGGGCTTGTCGGTACCGCGACGTGGGGCCCGGTCGGGTCACCGCAGATCGCCGGCAACCTCGGGCAGTTCACGGCGCTGTTCGGCCCCTATGCCAACCGTCTGTTTGATATGGGCACGTCAGCAGCCATTGCTTTCCAGCAGGGCGCAACGGCAATCATGGGCGTCCGGGTGACTGACGGAACGGATGTGGCCGCGACGATCGTGGTCCAGTCAACGTGCATCACCTTCACCTCGAAATATTCCGGCACATTCGGCAACCAGATTGTGGTTTCGGTCGGCCCCGGGTCGGCTGCCGGCACCTTCCAGGTGAAAATCGCAGCGCCAGGGCTTGCCCCCGAAATCTTCGACAACATCGCCGGTTCCGCCAACGCGCTCTGGGTTGCCATGGCGGCCGCGATCAACAGCGGCACGGCGCAGCGCGGACCTTCGCAGATCATCGTCGCGACCGCCGGCGCCGGCACAACTGCCCCGACTACGGCATCCTATACACTGGCATCCGGTACAGATGGCACCACCACGATCACCGGCACGACGATGCTCGGCGTCGATACGGTGCCGCGCAAGGGCATGTACGCGCTCCGCGGCAAAGGATGCTCAATCGGTTTGCTCTGCGACCTGACGGATTCCACCACATGGGCCACGCAGGTCACGTTCGGGCTTGGCGAAGGCGTCTATATGGTGACATCGACCGTATCGGGCGATAATCCGACCACGGCTGCCACGACCAAGAGCACGGCCGGTGTCGACAGTTATGCCATGAAGATCATGCTTGGCGACTGGTGCTACTGGAACGATACTCTGAACGGAGTCCCGCAACGCCTTGTTCCGCCTTCTGCTTTCGTAGCCGGCAAGCTCTCTGCACTATCGCCACAGAACTCGACGCTGAACAAGCAAATCAACTCGGTCGTCGGGACGCAGAAGTCGGCGACGGGTGTGCCCTATACCTCGGCCGATATCCAGGTTCTGGCAGCGGCCGGCATCGATGTAATCTGCAATCCGGTTCCGGGTGGCAATTACTTCGGCTGCGCCCTTGGTCACAACTCGTCTTCCAATGCGGTCATCCACGGCGACAACTACACCCGCATGACCAACTACATCGCCACAACGCTGAACTCGGCGATGGGCATCTATGTCGGTCTACTGAACTCGCAAAAGACCCAGCGCCAGGCCAAGGTCACGCTGGACAGCTTCCTCGCCAATCTTCAGCAGCAGGAGTTGATCGGCTCGTCCGATGGCAGTGTGCCGTATTTCGTCGAGATCGATGCGGCCAACAACCCTCAGTCCCGCGTGGCGCTCGGCTACCTGCAGGCCAACGTCCAAGTCAAATACTTCTCGATCATTGAATACTTCCTCATCAACCTCGAAGCGGGCCAGTCGGTGCAGATCACCTCGACCGGCGTCAGCTTCGCTATCTAAGGAGCCCTGACCAATGCCAGTCAATACCGGTTTCGGCACCCTCAATATCGGCAAGGATATCCAGTTGGACGTCACACTGCCGAATAACCAAGTGCTGCAGTTCAATTTCATCACGGCGTTCAACGCCAAACAAAACACGAAAAAGCTCGACAGCAAGGGTTTGGACGGCGTCAACCGCTTGGCCCAGATCCCGGATACATGGTCCGGCGATTTCACGATCGATCGCGCCAGCAGCAATCTCGACGATTATTTCGCCGCGGTCGAGGCCGGCTATTACGCCAATGGCACGCTAAACGCCGTCCGGATCACCGAAACCAAGACAGAAGCCAACGGCGTCATCACACAGTACCGTTATGACGGTGTGGCGCTCGCATATACGGATGCCGGGACATGGACCGGTGACGCTTATGTGAAGCAGAAGCTCACCTTCGATGCCTCCAAGAAAATCAAGGTGCAGTGATCATGGCCGCAAAGCTCACAATTACCAAGGCTGCTACGCCTTCTGAGGAAGTGATCGAGGACGCCAACCGCGTCCATCACGTCACAGATGCGAAAAACCGCGTCATCGGCATTCGCAAGATGAACATGAACGTCCGCCGCCGCGTGCTGAAGGTCATCTCGGGTGAGATGGCCAGCCGTCCGCAATATCTCGGCATGGTCATGGTCGCCGCTTGCGTGGTCGAGATCGACGGTGAAGAAATCCACCTACCAGCCTCGGAAATGCAATTCGATGCGCTGATTGATCGCTTGGACGACGATGGTTTCCAGGCGATTGGAAAGGCCATTAAGGAACAATTCGGGGTCGGCGAAAGCACAGATGATCTGAAGGCCCTCGCGGGGGAATAGCAGCCGACCCGGAGTTTAGGAACTCATTGTTCCTCGTGAAGAACGGCGTTCCCTATGACGTCGCCTTCAGCCTCGGGCCGGCGGAAAAACTCGCACATCTCGTCGCGCTTGGCGAAGATGCACACAATATATTCGACTGGGAATCGCTGACCTGGCGAAGGAGAGATTGATGGCCGATTTCACATTGGAAAGCATGGCCGCCCATCTATTCGAAGTGGCCGCCGCGATGCCTCTCGCGCATCACAACGCCCTTGCTCAGGCCGCACACATCGTCGAGACAGAGGCAAAGGCCGAGATCGGGCACTATCAGGGCTCGGCAGGCCCTTTCGCAGCGTGGGCACCCCTCAAGCCCGAAACCATCGCTCAAAAAGCCAATGGCGACACGCCGCTGCTTGAAACTGGCGAGATGCGCGACAGTATCGGCACAATCATTGCCGAGACAGAGGCTCACGTCGGCTCCAATGACGACAAGGCTGTTTGGCAGGAACTTGGAACGTCTCGTGGCATCCCGCCTCGGTCGTTTCTCGGCGGCGCTGCGGTGCGCAAGTCGGAAGAGGTGAGGGATGTCATCGGTCATACGATGGTCGCCGCGCTGATCAAGCCAGCGACTTCCTTCGCCAATGGTGCCGTAGTGACGATCCCAATCCCTTGATCTAGGGTATAGTCTGAAGGTTCGTCTCTGGGACTGGGATAGGGGCCGGTCTCAACTGCCTGGCAAGCCGGCTCGCAATGAAGAAAAACGGACCAGCCATACCGATGAGCATGATGATGATCGGGAGCGGCCCATTCTTCATCATCTGCGCTTCAGTCGCAGCAACGATCAGGATGCACGCCGCCATCATGCATCCGAGCATGAGACTGATGTAAAAGAAGAAGCGAAGAACGCCAGACGGGCGCGATCGCGGGACGTCACCAAGAGACGTAGCCCCGGATCTGACTGCTTCAGCCAATCCTTCAGAATCAGTCAGGGCAACTGGCAGGCCAAGATTTAGAGCCGCCTGCCTAACGGCCTCGAAAGCCACGTCGGGCGAGACATCGAACCATTCACCGGCTAAACGATGTGGGTCCAGTATCCGATGCGCTTCGGCCTCGATCATGCGCCCGTCGATATCAGTGGCGAGCACATTGGCAAGCCTCAATTGATCCGGCGAAGCGGTTTGAAGTGATGCGAGGCGCATTTGGGGGTTGGTGGAATAGCCGACTTTCACTGTGCCGGTCTTGCTGGCGATCACATAGATATAGGACAGATTGGAAGACGATTGTGGCGGCGATATCCGCTGTTGCTGACGTCTCCCGGTGAGATCTGAAAGCGGCATACTAATCCCGGCTCGCAGGCCAAACGGCAATCGTGGCCCGCGAAGCCAAACTCTCATACCCATCCAGCAATCCTCATGGTCAAAACGTCGATGATGATGCGCTCATCCCACGGAAAAGTCGAGATATAGCAATGGATGTGTGGAAAATTGGCGTCGCGATCAGCCTGGCTAACGGCATGTCGCCGGTCATTGCTGTTATTGCCGCCGATCTTCTTGGTCTGAAAGGCAGGGTTGGTGAGGTCGAGCGCGCCTTTACCGGCTGGAATACCGCCCTCATGGGCACTGTCGGCATTCTTGCCGGGACGGCGATGCTAGCCGGTGTTGCCAAGCTTATCGAGCATGGCGATGAACTGGTCCATGTGCAGCAGCAGATGGCGGCGGCCGGCGTCAACCAGGTCGATGTCGCCAAGGCAACCGCAGATTCGTGGAAGGTCGCGGCTCAATACGGCCTGAAGGTTTCCGATGTCCTGTCGGATATCAAGGAAGCCCGCATGGTGTTCGGATCGACCGAACATGCGATGGATTTCATCGGGCCGCTCGAGCAGATGCGCGTCGTGCTTAACGCCACGACAGAAGGCTCAGGAAACAAGGCCGCAGATGCCGTCTATGAAATGGCACGAGCCGGGGAGTTAAAGGGCTTGCAAGGCCCCGATCAGTTCATGTCCTACTTCGACATGATGACCAAGGCTATCACGGCATCAGGTGGCAAGGTTGACCCAGCGGCATTTCTGAAGGCGACACAGTACGGCCGTCTCGCCTCTAAGGGTTGGGATGAGGAATTCTATACCAAATATCTGCCTTCGATGATTCAAGAAATGAATCCAAGCCAGACCGGCACGGCCCTGATGTCGCTGTTCGGAACGACAATTCAAGGAAAGGTTTCCAAGCGCTCCCTTGGGATGATGGAAGACCTCGGCTTGATCGAGGACCAGAGTAAAATTACGTTCAATAAGCTTGGCGATCCAATGGGGATGAGCCCCGGTGCCATCAAGGGCACCGACCTGATGACCAAAGACCCGTACCGTTGGGCTCAGGAAATCCTCAAGCCGCTAGTGGAGGCCAAACTCGGACACGACGTCAAGGCCGGCGATGAGGACGCCATCCAACTTTTGGGCGGAATGTTCGGTAACCGGACTGCCGCTCAAGCGATAGCCACACTTTTGCTCGAGGGTAATCGCATCAACAAGGATGCCGGTCTCATCAGTGGTGCTCAAGGCGTTGGGGCTTCAGACGCAATGCTTGCGAATGATCCGAAGACGGTGATGAAGAATTTCACCTCGGCATGGGACAATCTCTTGACAGCCTTTGGCTCACCGCTGGTTCCTGTCGGTATTCAGGCAATGAACTCCGTCGCCAACGCGATGAAATCAATCACCAGTTTTGCCGTCGCACACCCGGAAGCCATCAAGATCATCGGTGAAGCGATCATCGGCATTGGCGTTGCTCTCGTCGGCCTTGGCGCTGCAGCCGTTATAGGAGCCGCAGTCGCGATTGTTGGGCCTGTCACGGCCGCCGTGGCCGCAGTTGGAGCGATTATTGCCAGTGTGGCGGCGTTTAACTGGCAAGGGATTACCGGCGTCCTGACCGGCATCTACAACGCGATATCTGACTTCATCACGAAGATGACCGGGCTTGCCACCAGCATGTTCGGGACAGGCGCTATCCCTAGGCCGAAGGATGGTGCACCGGCTCCGACGTGGCAGGCGCCAACCGGAGGTGGCCGCGGCGTCCTTCACCCGACCAACTATCCGATGAACGGCGGCGGCCCGCCTCCTGTCATCCATACCGCAATCAACATCGATGGGCGCCGGCTCGCAACCGCTGTGAGCACGCACATGGCCCGTAACGGCTCGTGGAGCGGTTCGTCATCGACTTTCGATGGTCAGGCTATGCCGGCTCCGACTGACGTTTCCTACATCTGAGGCGAATAATGGTCAGTCTGGTCCTCGGCGGGATAACGTTTCAGAATTTTGAGATTCCGGAGCACATAAACTTCGGCGGCAGCCAGCATGCGGTCGTCCACAAGCTGATCGGCGGCAACCGTGTCGTCGATGCCATGGGACCAGATCCTGACGACGTCAGTTGGTCGGGACGGTTCCGTGGCCCTGGCGCGATGGAGCGGGCGCAAGCCATCGACGCCATGCGGGCAGCCGGTGGTCAAGTCACCCTTTCCTACATGAGCACATTCCTTGTCGTGCTCATCACGGACTTCAAGGCAGACCCAGAGCGCGTCTATGAGATCCCGTACAAGATTACCTGCACGGTAGTCAGCGATCTCATCAATGACGCTCTGGGGGCCGTTGTCGATAGCTTGGATGTCATCGTCAGCAATGCGCTTACGATCGCATCATCCTTTACGTCTGGCGGCACGTCATCGGCGCAAGTGTCGACGGCTGCGGCAGTCGGAACGGTATCGAGCGCCGTCAGTGCGGCCGGGACGTTACAAGGTGCTTCTTCTGCCGCACTGACTGCGGTCTCTTCCACCGTCTACACGGCAGTGTCGACCATCGACGGGATAGCAACTGGCCTTGACGCCACTCTCGGCGTCGGAACCGGAACAGATGCCGGGGTCGATCCTGACCAGATGACATCGTTCATTACCTCGCAGCTTCAAAACTGCACCGATGAATCAGCGGCGCTGTTCTCGAAAGACAATATCAACCTGATCGGCAAGAACCTCGCGCTGAACCAAGGGTGACGCATGGCCTCGCAAAGCTCTATCCCGGCCGTGGTGACCAATCGTGTCATCACGGTAGCCGGCGGCAATCTGTACGCTCTCGCGGCCCAATATCTAGGCGATGCCACGAAATGGTATCAGATCGCCAAGGCCAACGGTCTGACGGACCCGATGATAGTTGGTGTCGTGACGCTGACGATCCCGCAGAGTTCGATCACTTCAAACGGCGGCATTCTGGGAGCTTGATGTGACTTTCAGGCAGCCGCGCGCCTTCATCATCGTGAATGGCGAGACGCTTAATTGCATCAGCGTCGAAGTCAATATGTCGAAGACGCACAAGTCCGATACATTTCACTGTGAAATCCCGTTTGGCGCCCTACCGGCCTCCATGGACGCGGCGTGGTGGTCTGAGCAAGGCGATATAGCCGTGCAGGTCCAGTTTCAGCTAGACGCCATAAGCGGGGCTGTGCAGGTCTTTGACGGGAAGGTCGATAAGGTCGGTCATAACTTCGATCAGCGCATTCTCAGCGTGCAGGGAAGGGACAAGTCGGCAGACCTGATCGACAATAAGTCGACGGAGAAGTTCAATAACCTATCGCCAGACCAGATCGTCAAGCAGATAGCGTCACGCCGCGGCATCACCGTTGACGCAGACGCCGTATCATCCAAGGGCGGCAAGATCTTCCAGATCGACTATGCCAAGCTTACCCATCGGGCTTCGGAATGGACGGTGATCACACAACTCGCCGATTTGAGCGGGATGGTCGCCTACATGACGGGCGGCGTGCTGTACTTCAAGCCGATCGATGAGCAGTTGCCAGTCCTGGACGTGGTTTATGTGCCGCCAACTGCTGCGAGTTACGCCAACGGCAATTTCATGACGCTGAAGACGTCGAGGAACCTCATCCTCGGCCGTCCGGTGAACGTGAAGGTCCAGACATGGAACCACAAGGAAAGCAAGCGATACGAATATCAGTCCTCTGATTACTCAGGGTCTGGTGAGCCGCTGAACTATGAATACACGGTTCCCGGCCTTACCGGCGATCAGACACAAAAGCTGGCGGAAAAGCG